TCAGACCAGGGTGAGTTCTGGCTCCGGCTTTCGATGCTCACGCCAGGCTTTCATGACGGCCACGATTCCATGGCGGTCGATCTCAGTGGCACCGGCGGCCACGGCCTGAATGCGCTTGCCTTTAGTGAGGTCGTAGTGGGGCGTGGAATTGGGCTTGTTCTGGAACCAGCGACGCTGGAGACCGATGCCGGCGGCAAACTGGTGCAGTTGGTCGAGCTCGCCCGGATCGCAGACCAGGTGGCAGCTTTCATCGTGCTGCCACCTGGGATTGCGCATGCAGGGTATCAATGGATCGACGGCGATCACTCGTGCTGCAGGGGGAAGGTTTCGCCGTTGATGGTGACCTCGATGCCGGCGTGCACCTCGAAGCTGATGCCATCCTCGGCACCGCCGGTCTTGGGGCTGGACGGGATTCCGAGGGCGCGAGCAGCAGCGACGGAGATCTCGCCGGCATGGCCGATGGCCTCGTCACCGACCATGGCCACGCAGGTTTGCACGGGCTTGCCTCGGGGCTGGTAGCGCAGGATGACGCGGGAGCCCATCACGGTGCCTGGCACGGCATCCTGCATGGCACGGGTGACGGTGATGAAGGGGATGCGGTTGGCATCGAGATAACGGCGCGGATCGCAGACCGAGAACTCGGCGCGCTGGTAGGCGGTCGTGGAAACGTAGGAGCCATCGGCGGCGGGGTAAGGCTTGCCGTTGACGACCACAACGCCACACCAGCCGCCACGGCCATCCTTGGCATTGACGAGATCATCGGCTCCGAGATTGTCGGGACGATAGGTTGGAGGGTTGACTCCGCCATCGGCGTTGATCGTGGCACCGGACTTCCATGAGAGCAGGTTGTTCGCCTTGTCGACGCTCACGAGCGTCTTGCCGACTTGCAGGGTTGATTGCGTATTCATCAACGCGCGCCGGGTGTCAAAGCAAAGCGCCCGCTGATCACAGGGATCAGCGGGCGCTGCTTAACCAGTCGATGGAGGGGTGAGTCTTACTTTGGTGCACCAGGCGCACCGGAGGCGGCAGCGTCGGGGAGCAGAAAGCCAATGACAACCAGGACGACGGCTTGCACCAGCGAGTCCCCGTGGAGGTTGTTGAAGCCACCATGGCTGTACACGAGGGCCAGCGCGCCAGTGATCCCGGTAAGCGTGGTGCGGTAGTGGATGAATCCGGCTTGGATTGTCTTCATGGAAGCGCTTGCTTAAAATGGAATGACTTTGGCGAGGATGCCACCGAGGGCGGTAAGGACGATTTCGAGGGTGCTCTTTGGAGGCTGATCAATCGTGAGGATGATATGCAAAGGTTCGGCGCTTGCCGCTTTGCCCGGTAGTCAGGGGGTTGCAGGAACAACAGGAGCGGCGGGAGCAGCGAGCGCGCCGAGGGCGGCGAGGCCGGCATCAGTGAGGTCCTTCGCGGCACTGTCGCCGGCCAGGTAGTCCGCCAAAGCTTTCCGGCCAGCGGCGCTGATGGCGACCACAACCTTGTTGCTGCTGTTGCTTTGCACCTGCGCGGCGACATCGTCGACCGCCTTGGCCGCATCGCCCTTCAGCGAGGCGGGCTTCAGCAGGGCGAGATCCGCGAGACCGGACAGGGCGTCGTTTTGAAGGACAACCTGGACGTTGGCTTGAGCGGCGGGAGTGAGCCCCAGGGCGGGGCCGACTTTGCCGAGAGTAGTAGCGACGGAGGTCTCAGCTTTCTGGAACGGGACGCAGCACAGGAGGCTGGCGCTGACGCTGATAAGGATGGCGGCGGAGAGGAACGATTTGATTTTCATGCAATCGTTGCATGCGTGTCAAAATCACCGGCGACGGAACGGCCAGTAACGGGCGATCAGCGGGATGGCGATGCCAGCGATGAGGAGCCAGATGATGATGGATGGCAAATCGGGCGGCGGCGGCAGGGTGGCGAGCATATTACTTCTCCTTCCGGGCGTGGGCGCGCTCGGCATCGACGCTGAGGCGCTCAAGGGCACGGCTCAGATCGGCGAGCGTCGCGACGGTCTGAGCCTGTACGGCGGCCTGGGAGACGTATGCCTTGAGGACGTTGTCGGTGAGCTGCTTGTTTTGCTCGTTGGAGTCGCGCCAGGCGTAGACCGCGAAGATGGCAATGATGACGCCACCCCCGAAACGGCCTATCGCCCAAAGCGTGAGACCCGCCCATGACACAGGGACCTCGACGGAGCCAGGTGTATCAGCCTGGGCGATGGAGTGCAGGGCGGGAGGCATAGTGTGATATTACGAGGCCTGGCTGATGGCGGTGATGATGCCTCCCACGACGTTGATAGTGCCGTTGGAGGTGGTGCCGATCCCAACCGTGTAGGTGCCATCAGCGACGGGCGTGATGGAGGCGGCGGCGACGAGGGCCGCGAGGGTGACCGTGACACCCCCTGTCATCCCATTGACGGATGTGACTCCACCATCTGCGCCAGCGGGGCCGGTAGGGCCAGTGGGGCCTGTGGCACCATCTGCGCCCGTGGGGCCGGTGGGACCGGTGGGGCCCGTGGCACCATCTGCGCCAGCGGGGCCGGTCGCTCCATCTGCGCCAGCGGGGCCGGTCGCTCCAGTATCACCCTTTCCGGCGTAGGCTCCATCCGCGCCAGTGGCTCCCGTGGGGCCGGTGGCACCAGTCGCCCCATCTGCGCCAGCGGGGCCGGTCGCTCCTGTGGCTCCAGTGTCGCCTTTGCCAACGTAGCCCCCATCCGCACCAGCGGGGCCGGTGGCACCGGTCGCACCTGTGGCACCTGTGGCACCATCCGCGCCCGCGGGGCCGGTGGGGCCTGTGGCTCCATCTGCGCCAGCGGGGCCGGTCGCTCCAGTATCGCCTTTTCCGGCGTAGGCTCCGTCTGCGCCAGCGGGGCCAGTCGCTCCCGTGGCACCGGTCGCACCATCTGCGCCAGCAGGCCCGGTGGCTCCTGTGGCACCGGTCGCACCGGCTGAGCCCGTGGCACCTGCATCACCAGTATCACCCTTGTCGCCTTTCGCTCCGGTGGCTCCAGCAGCTCCAGTGGCACCGGCTGCGCCCGTGGCACCGGCATCGCCAGTATCACCCTTGTCGCCCTTCGCTCCGGTGGCACCAGCAGCTCCAGCGGCTCCGGCTGAGCCGGTGGCACCGGCATCACCCTTGTCGCCTTTCGCTCCGGTGGCACCAGCAGCTCCAGCGGCCCCGGCTGAGCCGGTGGCACCGGCATCGCCAGTATCACCCTTGTCGCCCTTCGCTCCGGTGGCTCCAGCGGCTCCAGCGGCCCCGGCTGAGCCGGTGGCACCGGCATCGCCAGTATCACCCTTGTCGCCCTTCGCTCCGGTGGCTCCAGCGGCTCCCTTGATGTTGGCAATCACACTGTAGGTGCCAGCGGCGCGCTGATAGACGTTGCCAGTGACGCCGTCGAGGTAGAAGTCGCCATCGAGCCCAGTGCCGTTGGAAGGGACGCCGCTGCCTTCGCGCCAATGATTGGCGCTGCCACCGACTACGGAGAGGGTGAAAGTGCCAGCATCGCCGTCGTATGCGGCAGTGAGGCCGGTGCCAGGAAGGATGTAGGTGTTGAGCCAGACGGCGCGGGCGGCGGCGGCGGCGTCGCTGGGAGGGGGCTCGTTGCCGGTGTAGCTGCTGCGGCTGATGTTGATCGTGGCATCGTCGCTGACGTGGTTGCCGTTGGCATCGGCGTAAGACAGTTCCAGGATGACGGGCGTGCCTTCAGCCACGGCGCGGGCGGCATCGGTGCGCAGATCGAGCCAGAGGCGGTACACATTGCCGTCGAGGGTGAAGGCGCTGGCGCTGGCGAGGAGGGTGAGGTCGCCTTTCTGGGCCTTCAAGGTGGCGAGCAGGGTGGCACCGTTGTCGAGCCTGGTCTGCATGCCATCCTGGTTCAGGAAGGTGATGTCGAGCTGCTCAACCTGGCCGGACTTGATTGTGCCCGCATCGGTGATGCCGACTGCGCCGAAGAATAGGGTGTTGCTGGCTTGGAGGAAGTAGATTTTCATGGGATCAATGGAGGTGGACGGGGTGGACGAAATGGACGGGGTGGACAAGGCTTCAGAAGGAAGCGAAGCCGGCGCGGGTGGTGATGCCGGTCACGCCGGTGGCCTGGCTGAGATTGGTGCCTGGGGATAGTGTGATGTTGGCGGTGGTGTCCACGGTGATGTCATCGGTATCGGCGGCGAGCTTGAAGCCGGTGCCGAGTTCGGCGCGCAGGAAGAGGCGCAGGGTGCCAGTGGCACCGATGGCGGTGCAGAGGGCGTAGCCACGCATGGCCCAGTCCTGGCCGGCAACGGAGACCGTGAGGGCCTGGGTGATGACGGAGGTGTTCTTCGTCCCGTTGACCTTGAGCCAGGCGAGGAGGTTGGTGGCGGTGCTGCCGATGCTGGCGTTGCCAGCGACCTCGAAGGGAATGCGGGTGCCCACGGCGAGCGTGCGGGCGGGGATGGTGAGCAGGAAAGCCGCGTTGTCGGAGGTGACGGCGCCGGTGGTCACATCGGCGGTGCACAGGGCCTCGATGGCGGCACGACCGGCGGCACGGATGAGGAGGTAGGCAGCGCCGGTGTAGAACCAGTAATACACTGCCACAGAACCGGCGGTGAGGGCAATGTTGCTACCAGTGAAGAAGGTTGTCCAGGCGCTGAGATCGAGGGTGCGGCCGCCCGTGGCGTCCTGGGTGACGATCAGTGTGCCACTGTAACCGGCGGCGGGGGTACCGGTGGGCAGCGCGAGGACGCGGTTGCCAGCCAGCGTGACCATCCAGTTGCTGACGGGGCTGAGGGCGAGCGCGGGAGTGATGGTGGCACCATCGGTAAGGGTAGCGACGGGGCAGCCGAGGCGGTCTGCGAAGCTGGCCAGGTCATCAGTGAGACGGAGCAGATAGAAGGTGGTGCCGAGGTAGAGCCACTGGTACAACGTCTTGGCGCTGGCGGTGAGGTTGATCTTGTCACCGGCCCAAAGGAGCGACCAGGCGCTGACATCGAGCGTGCGCCCGCCGGTGCCGTCCTGGGTGAGGGCAATCAACCCGGACTGGCCGGAGAAGGGTGTGCCGCTGGGCAGCGCGAGGACGGTGGCACCAATCAGCGTGTAGGTGCTGTTCAGGTTTGGCAGCGCGGGAGTGATGGTGCCAGTGACGGCAGTGAGAGCCTGGGGGAGCAATGCCAGGCCGATGTTGTCACGGGCGGCCTTGGCATCGGCGGCAATGAGAGGGCTGGTGACGTCGTGTCTGACGTACTTCAGGTCGGCGCTGGCGGTGAGGAGGTAGCCGGTGGCGTTGCCGGTGCTTTCGGGAGTGCCCTCGTTGCCGCTGTACTCGTAGTTGACCACCGTGACCGGAAACGCGGGGAGACGGATGGGCTGAGGGGAGGCAAGGGAGGCATCCCACCAGGCCCACTGGCCAAAGGCGTTGATGCTGGTGGCTTCGGGCGGCACGCCTAACACCCATGTGCTGGGGCCGGTGCAGGTGGCCATCAGCGGGATGCCCGGCAGCAGCGTGTATGTGGGATCGGCAGTGACCACGACAGGCGCACCGCTGGCGACGGTGATCGTGGCTCCAGTCTCTGCCACGACGGTGGTGCCGCCGACACCCACGCCCATGAGGAAGATGGACTGGCCTGCGACGAAGCCTGCGGTGGCGAACTTGGGGAGGGTCTGGACCTGGGCCCCGGCGTTGCCGATGGCGATGAGCTGATTGAGATCGGCGAGGACGGCGGCGTGAGTCGTGCCGGTTTGCTTGTTGATGCCCGTACAGCCGTTGATGAAGGCCTGGGTCATCTCGACGGTACCGAGATTGATCACGCCGGCATACACGCCTGCCACAGGATCGTATGTGAAGCTCGTCTGGAGGGCGAGAGCGGTCTGGCCATCGCCTGCGGTTTGCTTGATGATGCAGACGAGACCGAAGCTGGAGGGGAGAGCGTAGGGCGAGACCTGGCTGCCTGTGCCAGTGAAGGGCTGGATCTCGACGGGGAGCCAGGAGGCGCGCTGGCCAGCGAAGACGCGGGAGTCGGTGATGTTGGAGCCGAAGCTGGTAGCGAGGATGCCGTCGCTGAGGTTGGGATAGAATCTCACAGTGACAGCGGAGCTGTCAAAGCGGGCGCACTCAGAAGTATTGCTTCACCTCGCCGACGAGTGAATCAATGATCCACTCGGGGAGCCCAAGAATACTGCCGGCGCTCCCGAGAAAATAGAGGGCTCCATTGGGGGAGATGCCGATGCTCAAGGTGAAATATACCTGTTCGGGAACGGTTTCAGTTTCGAACCAATTGCCCACGTAGTTGATTTCGACGGCGCTGGCAATAGGCAGCTCAACAAGGGTCACGGGGTCAGTATAGGAGGACGAGGCGGGCAGGAATTGCAGGCGCACCTCGAAAGAGATTGTGCCACCGCCCCAATTGTCGGCACCGGAGGCCAAGATGCTTCCGACGCCGTCTTTGCCGCCCAACCCATTGAATCCTTGGAACTGGTAGTTTCCGGGGATATCGGCAATATTAACGTCGAACGGGTCGCCAGGGAGGAGATCATTGGAGCAGGCAGTGAGGCAATCGAAGCTGAGCGTCAGATTGGCGTTGAACACAGGCAGACCCAAGGGGCCGGTGGTGGTGCCTATAACGTGGGCGGCGAGGGCGAAATGGGTAACACCCAATCCTCGGAATCCGGAGAGATAAATAGGGTTGTTGAGGGCCTCACCGGGAGACAGGTCGGGCGGAATCGCAAAGGCGCTGGTCTGGCCGTGGTTGAGGTTAATCATTGAAGTGCAACCGGTTGTACAGCATGTCGAGGCTCATATCGCCCTTGACGATCTGGCTGTCGGCATCGGTCCAAATGGCAAGGTAGTACACTCCATCAACGCCACCGCTGGCGGAAGTGCCCCGGATGATGTCGGTATCAGCGGGCTCGGTGGACTGCCATGTGATGGGCCAAGGCTGGCCCTTGGCGGCTCCGGTCAGCATGTCGAAGGTCGCCTTCATGACGATGTTCCCAGCGCCGCTGGTGCCATCAATGAAGGGGGCGGAGCTGGCGTCGAGAGGTATGCCGTTAACCTCAGGGACATGGCGGAACTGACTGTCGGGGTCGCCAGTCCACGAGGAGGTATAGACGAAGCCGCTGGCGATGCTGTAGGTATCGTCGCCGTTGTCAGTGACCTCGAAGGGGTTGGAGCTGACGACGCCGTTGCGGCTCTTGAGCAGGATATGGCCGGGAGCGGGCGAGCTGATTTCCATGCTGGCATCGCAATCGAGCTCGAAGCCGCTGAAGAGGGCGGCGAGGACCTTGAAGAGATACTTGACATCAACGAAGCCGCTGGAGCCGAGCTTGGGCTTGAAGAGGCCTTTGAAGGGTTTGATGGACGCCATGGTAGGGAAGGTTTATCGGTTTATCGGTTTACCGGTTTACCGGTTTACCGGTTTATCGGTTCGACTGAGGGAGCCGTTCCCGGTTCAGGGTTCCCGGTTCCGGGTTGGGGAGGTAGCGAGCAGATCACGAAGGTGCTGGAGCCTGCGGTCATTGGCGGAGCGATTGATGATCAATTGGACGCGCGCGGCAGAGATCACGTTGAGAGTGAGATCAGGCATCGTGACGCGCCATTTGGCGGCGGTGCGCAGAAAATCAAGGAGAGCAAAGGGTGGCATGGGATTGATGGGATTTCGAACTGGGAACCGGGAACCCTGAACCGGGAACGTCACCCGACAGGGAGCGCGAGCTGCTGGTAGCTGTAGACTTCGCTGTGCTTCCAGATGGACTGGCCACGAATGAGCTGCTCGGCACTGGGGCGATAGACCCAGCCGTTGGGCCAGTATTCGCGGGCACCCGTAATGGCGAGGATGATCTGCCTGATGGCTGGCGTATCAGGCGGCGGCCGGCTGCATGGGACGCTGCCGGTGTCGGGAGGGCTGGTGGAGAAGGTGACGTCTGTGACGGTGATGCCAGTGACCTGCACTTCGCCTGGCCGTGGCGTGGTCCAGCCTGGCTGCAATGGCCAGGTGATATTGTCGCCGCTGATGGTGCGGCCGCTGCATTCAATGCTGCGGGTGCCGGGCTTGTTTTGGGCGATGCCCATGAGGCTGGCGCTGATGGTGTACCAGCCGGTGTAGTTGTCGAGCGGGACAGGGGTGGCCTCCATGCATGCCATGGCCATGCCGTACCCGCCGATGATCTGGCCTTGAACGAACCTGTTAGGGCTGTTGGTGATCATCTTGATGCTGACTCGATCCCAGTCGACGGCGCTGTAGGTGGGAGCAGGGCTGCCTTTGAGGTGCCTTTCGGCCTTGGGGCCAGCGATGCCTTCGACGGCGAGGATGATGTCCCACACGGGGCCGTCTTTTTTGCTGGCGATATTGATGATGTGGAGGCCGGCGTACTCAGGATCATCGACCATGGCACCTTTGACGAAGTGGTGGCGGTCGGCGCAACTGTACTTGAGGGTGCCAGTGTCGAGGGATTCGGCTTTTTCGTCGATGTCGGCGGCGAGAAAGAGGGGGACGGTGCCGTCGTTGCCGTGGATGATGAAGGTGGAAAGCATCGTTGGGGAAGTTTTTCGGTTTGCCGGTTTATCGGTTCACGGAGGGGAAGTTCCCGGTTCAGGGTTCCTGGTTCCCGGTTTGACTGAGGGATGGCGACCTTGTGGACTTGGTGGACGGAGTGGACAAAACTGGGAACTGGGAACCCTGAACCGGGAACGGCTTTTGGGGCTTATTCGGCGACTTCGAATTTTTCGACGCTGGCGGCGATTTTGCCGAGGAAATCAAGGATCTTGTCACCGTCCGACAGATCGACGGGGTCTTTGTTCTGGGCCTGGGCATTGGCGTTGTTTTGCTGGCTGAGCTGGCCCGCGGCGTGCTGCTGACGGGCGTAGAAGTCAGCCAGGCGGGAGCCCTGGCCGATGCCTGAGGGGCCGGTGTAGCCGTGGATCTTGCCGGGGTTGTCGATCTTGTCTTGCAGCAGGGCATGACGTTTGGCGATGCCCATGGCATCCTGGGGGCTGATGCCGAGCTGCTTGCCGATGGCGCGGGCGTCCTTCTGGAGCTTGATCTGCTTTTCGAGGGCGTCGGCACCCTTGTTGTTGTGGCGGGCGCGAAGTTCCATGACGGCCAGCTCCTCCTTGATGTCACCAGCGGCCTGGCCGCGCTCGCGGGCTTTCGTCGCGTTGACGGCGGCGCGGGCGGCCGTCACCTGCTGATTGGCGATGCTGAGCGACTGGGCGGCGGTCATCTTGAATTTCTCTTCGAGCTCCAGCGCGACACGCTTGGCGGCCAGCTTGTCCTGAAGGCGGTTGATCGCGGCTGTCTCAATTCCACCCGAGGCGACCTTTGCGGCGTCGATCTTGAGTTGGATCTGGAACTCTTCTCCGGCAGCGGCGAGCTTCTTTTCCTGATCCCGCTGCTGTTTGCCAATTTCGGCACCACGGACTTCAAGCTTGGTGATTTCTATGTCGGCCTTGAGCTGTGAGACAGTGTCTGGCTTGCCGTCTTCGCCGGTGGTGACGTTCTTCTTGATCTCCGCGATCTGGCGGGTGATGGCGATGAGCTTGCCGACATCGGGCAGGTTTTTGAAGCCGACTTCGAAGCGGGCAGCATTGAGCTCTTTGCTGAGGGCGATGCCCTTTTCAATTTCGCTGAAACTCCTTTTGATGCGGGCGAGGCCTTTGGCGTCGCTCTCTTCTTTTTCGAGGTTGAGGACATTGGCTTCGCGCTTGGCTTGATTGGCCTCTTCCTGGGCGACGGCTTCCTCTTGATGGCCGTCTGCGATCTTACGAAGGTTGACGGCAAAACTGCCTGATTGGGCCGCTGCGGCCCAGAAGTCGTGCATGGAACTGGCGGCATTAGCTGCGCCGGCCTTGAATGACTGCCATTCTTGTGACCAGGCTTCCTCAAACTTTTTAGCACCTTCAACGGCTTGCAAGCTGGCGAAATCTGTGTGTGCGATCTTTTCGAGTTCTTCCTTATTTTGCCGAAGAATAGGCAGCAAGCCCTCGGCTTTTTTGCTGAGGATATCAAACATGGAACCAACGCCACGGCCTGTGGCATCAGCTCTCTGTTGCGCGGCGGCGAGTTCGGCGATTTGCTGCTCTGGCTTGAGGGCTAGAAATTCGCGGACATTGATTCCAGCTTCTTTGAAATTGCCGGCGAGGACCACATCCTTGCCGCTGCCGGCGAGCTGGCGCTGAAGTTTGATGAGGCTGCTGCCAACCGTATCAACATCGCTGCCAGCAAGCTTTGCCATGTGGCTGAGGCGCTGGACGCTAGTGGTGTCGACATCGAGCTTTTTGGCCACGTCGGCGAAGTGCGCGAATTCTTCGATGGCACCTTTGATGCCTTCGATGCTGAAGGCACCGGCGGCGGCACCGATGAGTTCGCCCTTAAGCTGGCCGATATGATGGCGGAACTGGCCGATAGTACCCTCGCTATGGCCCATCATGTGCTGGCCAAGCCTGGCTGCCTTGGCATTCGCCACGAGCTCGTTTTGATCGGCCTTGATTTGGGCGATCTTGGCCTGCCACATGGCGAGGTTGACGTCGAATTCGGTGACTACTTTGGCCATTTAGAGAAGAGTGAAGTGTGAGATAGGAAGAGTGAAATGGCGCTCAGAGGCTGAGCTGCTTGTGCTGATAGGTTTCCCACTGGCGCTGCATGCTGTCGGACTGGCGGTCGATGGCGGATTGGATGCGGCGCTCCAGATCGGTGTTGGAGGCGTAGGAGACGGCGTTGGTGGCGACGATGCGCAGGCGGTCGGCGGTCATTTCAATGACGGCGACACCAGGCGCATCGTGCCGGGTGACCATGCTGGGCAGGCTAATGCCAAGCTTTGCAGCAATTTCCTTCCAGCCAGCGGTGAGGAAGTGGACGCGATCTTGTTGTCTGGCGATGAAGGCCTCCAGCTCACCGGGATTGGAGACGTACAACACGGGGCGTTTTTTGCTGCCCTTGACGCTGCCACGGGTGAACTGCTGATCGTGCATCTTGCCACCGTCAAACGGGCCGTAATAGCCGCCCACAGCGGCCTGGACGACGCGCTGCGCACCAGCCTGGTCGCCGTGGCTGTGCAGCTCCCAAAAGGCGCGGGCCTCGGTGGTGCCGTGGGCGGCGCGGATGGCATCGAAGGCGGCACTGGGAGCGCCATACAATTTGGCGATGTCGCCCGCGACCTTGGCACGGCCATGGTCATCGGCTTCCTTGGTGCCACCAGGCACGCCTTTGTGTCCTGGGGGCGTCTCCTCAATGACGATCTTGATGATGCCTTTGGCCTGCTCAGCGAGGACGGCGAGGCCATCACGCTTGCTGGTGGCAATGCGGTTGGCGAGATTGCCGTTGAAGGTATCCCAGTTCATTTTGATTTCCTCGCCGGGCATGGAGTTAGCGGGGTGTCAATGCGGGCGGGGGTTTATCGGTTCAGGGTTCCTGGTTCCCGGTTGACTGAGGGGAGGTGGACCTTGTGGACTTGGTGGACGGAGTGGACAAAATCGGGAAGCGGGATTGGGCGAAAAATTATTCGCCCAATCTGCTTTCACTCTTCCTATTTCACTTTTCACTCTTCCCTTGGGGCCGGTTGCGGGTGATGCGGTTGCGGATCTTCATGAACCATCGGCCCAGGGCTGAGGCATTGAGCTGAGGCCAGATCATCGCGGTGCCGTCCATGATGCGGGCGGCGTGGATCTGGGCCCAGCCCTGAGCGAGAGGCACCTGCCATTGAATCTCGTACCAGGTGTAGGCGGGTACAGCCCGTGACAGCAGCACTGTGTACACAGCGGCGGCCAGGGGCTGGGCTAGTTTCCCGAGCCGCGCGAAGTCCCTCCCTCAGGGCGAGGCACGGCGGTCGTGAGTGTGTTGTCGCGCAACACGGTGAAGGCGATGACGCCGGCGGCATTGGCGCGGTCACGCGGGATATGCTGCTGCGCCCACTCATTGGCGGCATCTATCACCAGGTCGGCCTGATGGCGGATCTTGCTCAATGCCTCGGGTGGCGCGGTGCAAATGAAGAGCAGCAGGATGGCGTCTAACAGATAAATGGGCTCATAGGTATCCGGCAACGGACGGAAGCCCAAAGGCAGGAAAGCGCGCACCACGTTGAACAGGCCTTCGCGACCGATGGTGAAGGGTTCCAGGACGATACCGTTCCACACGTAGGCGGTGTTGTAGGCCTTGACGCGGTCGGCATCGGTGATGGGGGCTGCGCCTGGCTCGGGTGCGCTGCCGGTGTCGCTAAGGAGCACGCGGGCGGCGATGTTGGTTTCAGGGAGGGCGGTGTCTTCGGATGAGTCTGGTGGCTTCATGGGATTGGGGTGGTAACGGAGTAAGAAGTGCTAAGTGCTAAGTGCGGCCGGCAGGCCCTATACCTTCTCAATGCCGGGATGCGTTTCGAGCATCCAGCAGGGCACAAGGCTTTGATGATTGCCCGTGGTGTCATCGCCACCAGGCAGCAGATCGAGAGGCATGAGCTGATAGTGATCCTCAACCCCGAGGCCACCAAGCACCACGGCCGTGACCTTCCACACACGGAAGCCTCGCAGAAGATGGTTTTCACGAAGGCGGATAATGTCGTGAGTGGTGTATCTCACCTCATTCTTAACCGGGGGCGGTACTGCTGTAGCGTGTGTTTTCATAGGATTGGGCGAATGGACAAAACTGGGAACCGGGAACGCTGAACCGGGAACTTCAGGCCGCCGGCAGGCGGAAGTGGGCTTGGACGTTGTCGAGCACCTTGTCGGTGGCCCACTCGCTGATGATGGCGAAGCGGCTGGTGTGCTCGGCGTGCGAGACGACCAGGCTGCGGCGGCGCTGGACGGCCTTGATCTCGGTAAGGAGCTGGGCATGCACATGGCCCGCGTTGTAAGCCGGCAGGACGGGATGCAGGGGCTGCGTGGCTTCGATGAGCAAGTCACGCTTGCCAGGGAAGCGGGCCACGAGCGGGGCGATGTCGGGAGTCTGCCACAGGCCTTCGGCATCCTTGATGGGGTGGCCATACTGGGGCAGGCGGAAGGTCTTGTAGTGGCCAGTGCCAATGACATCGAGGCAAGGGAAGCCGATGACACTGAGCGCGCATGCGAGGCGCAAGTCATCGGTTTCAGCGACGGGCCAGGCGCGCAGGGCGGCATCCTCTTCGCCGGCGACATGAATGGTGCAGCGGTCGCCTGCAATGGTCTTCAGCCGGTAGCGGGTGCCTTGGTGAATCCACTGCATGATTCGGTCATAAGCATTGCACGCCCTGAGACCAATGAGGAAGGGATGCATGGGGCTCTCGACGGTGAGCTTGCCTTGCTTCCACGGGTTGATGATGCTCTTGAGGCTCATCCCTGGATTGAAGGCATTGGTGGGGCCAAAGCTGATCTGCAACCTGCTGTTGCCAGTGAGATTGTCGTCGATGCATTGTTCGACGATCTCAATCTTGATGATGGGAAAGCCGAGCGCGTTGAGCGCGGCGGCTTCCTTGGTGTTGGGCGTAACCCAGGCGGCTTGATCGGACATGATACGGATAGGATGGGGAAGTTCTCTGTTCAGGGTTCCTGGTTCCCGGTTGTCCCTGAACTGGGAACCGGGAACCTTGAACCGGGAACGTGTTAGCTCGTGGCGGAGCTGTAGGTGGTGATGCCGGGCCAGAACTCACAAGGGATGGTGATTTTGTCCTCAGCCGTATCGCTCTTCTTGGTCTTCACATCCTTGACGATGACCTGCACGCTGGAGGGCAGCACAAAGCCGTTGATGGTGGAGGAGGCGGGGATGTTGGCGAAGATGTTCGCGGTGCCAGGATGGACGATGGCGAGGCCAACGAGCGCGCCGGCGGTGCGAATGGGCTCGCCGGTGAAGGTGAAGGCAAGCATGGGGTTTTCACCACGGATGCTGGCGACCATGCGTGTGCCGCCGTCTTTCTTTTCGACGTATGTGCGCTTGGCCTCGATGTCCATTTCGCTGATTTTCAGCCCGGTTTCATCGACCACTTCGTCGGCTGGATAGACGCCTTGAACGAGAAGAGAGGTAAGAGCCATGGCAGAGGAAAGTTGAGAGTTGAAAGCTGATAGTTGATAGCAAGAAATGGATTGGCTCGGACAAGGGATGAAGGGGTGTCAAACCGGACTCGGAATGCGGATGAAGAACTTGATGCTGAAGGGTATCAGGCCGGTGCTGTTCTGGCGGTCGATGCTGTCGGTGCCGACGATGCCGCACACGGGGCTGCGACCGAGGTCCCAACCGGTCACGAGGGCGAGCGTATCAGGGTCTTCGCTGGTGGTGAGACTGGCGATGTAGGCGTAGAGCTGGGTCTTCGAACGAAGCCAGAGCTCAATAGCCGCCATGTCCTCCGCGTAGCCTTCGCGCGGCGTGGGTGTGCCTGCGGGCAGCAGCTTGTAGTTCAGGGCGATGACCACGGTGACCGTGCGGGTGTCGCGGCCCGTGGGATCAAGGGAGCCAGCGACGACCAGGCAGGGGAAGGTCTTGTTGTCGTTGCTGTACACGGTGACACGCGGCATGACATCGAGCGGCGGAAGAGCAGGCAGGGCGAGGGTGCTATCGGTGGCGGCAACGCCTGCCAGAGCGGCCGTGCTGCTCAGGTAGCCAATGATGATCTTGGCGAGGGCGAGATCGACTGTGAGGGGGGCGCTCATTTCGGATTGCGGATTTCGGATTGCCGGAGGGCGGCGGCGGAGAATAGCGAGGCAGGTTCCCGATCTGTTCGCGCTCGATCCTGAAGAATCGGAAGCCTACCCATTCTCCTGAACGAATCCTTTTTTTGGCAGTAGGCCAGAAGAGTCTTCATCGACCGCTTTCTATGAATGGCATCAACCCAGTGGGAGTGGCCTAGCCTTTCATCATAGATAAAGGCCTGGACCTGCGGAAGAGAGTTGGAGGGCGGGATCATGGGATAGGAAGTGCTAAGATCGGAGATGGGACGAATAGGACGAATGGGACTTATCCGGGGGCAATAGCCTCTTCGAAGCTGGTCGTGACGAAGTGGGGTGCCAAGCCTCCCATCATGCTGAGGAAGATGGGGCCACCGGCTTTGATGATGGCAAGCTCCTCAGGAGTGGGCAGCCAGGCGACGACCACTATTTTAGAGCCTTCAACGCTGCCGCGCTTCACCTCGCCTACATAGGCAGGAATGGTCGCGCACTGGCTTTCGTCCAGATCGGAAGGCGGCCCAAAGGCGGCATTACATTGAGGGAACAGGACGGGAGTCATGGGGATGGGCTTTGGCTAAATAATCCGCCGACACCTGAGCACCCAGGCTACTGAGGCGGGCTCATCGCCCTCGTAGCTCTGGAACTCGAAGTCGTGGCCCTGCCAGGTGACGAGGGTGTTGGCGGGCGGAGGATTGGCGAGGAGCGTCTTGAGGATGTCCGCGCGCAGATCCTGGACCTGGAGCCAGCCGCCGCCATTCGGGGACTGCGCGGCCTGGGCGCGACCGCTGGCGACGGTGGCGATGTAGGTGGTGCCGGCAATGGTGACGACGTCGCCACGGATCGTCTGGCGAAAGGCGTTGCCTAGCTTGCGGATGGCGGTGAGAGCGGACACGGAAGAGTGAAGAGTGAGATAGGAAGAGTGAAATCAGACGGGGAGGCCCAGGAGCCTGCGTAGCAGCTTGCACTCCCAGGCTGCGCCATTCATGGCGCGATGAGGCTTGGGCTCTTCAGCGATCTCGTAGGCCTCACAGATGAGCCGTGACTTGATGCCTTCGGCGGGGATTGCGATGCCACGCTTGACGAGGTCTGCCACCGCGAGCGAATGCACATCGACGGTACGGAAACTGAAGGGGTCTTTGCTGGCTTCGTGGCGGTCGCTAGCGGCGGCCAGGCATGCATTCTTGAAGATATGCTGGTCGAAACTGGGATTCATGCCAGCAAGGAGGGCGGGGCGTCCGGCGAGCCATGTGAGAAGGCTTTCGACGGCCTCTGCTTCAGTGGGATAGGACTCATCAAGCTGCCAGTCGCAGCCGTTGATTTCGAAAGCCCTGGGCTGCCAGTAACTCTTCGGGCGGGGGCGGCATTTGATTTCGAAGCCGATGCTGCCATTGCCGGCAAGGGAGGGATCGAGCCAGAGCGCGGCAATTTCAACGATACCGGCCTTTTCGCGGTCATCGGAGGTGGTTTCAATATCGAAGACAAGGATTGGGGGGATGGACATGTCTGGTGCGGGATGTCAAAGCCCCGGAGATAGGTCGTATAGGTCCCATAGGACCTATGTGGGAGGCGTTGACGCTCCCCCTTCGCGCTCCGAGCTTCGGAGGACACGCTGGACGCAAAACACCCCTTGCCGGACAACCTACGGCAAGGGGTGCTGGGTGGCTCGTGAGGGCCTGCCCTGGCTTCGTGGCGGAACGAAGATGGTTAGTTGATGGCGAGGACGGCCATGGTGGACACGATGGCGGTGTTGTCGCCACCAGCGGTGAGGACGGATGATTCCAAGCGCACGTAACGGCGAGTGGAGCTGGGGAGGCGCACACGCTTCAGGAGAACGGCAGCGCCGACACCACCAGCACCAGTGGTGACGATAGCGGCGGGACCGCCGACGATGGCGGCAAAGGTGACGTTATCGGCGCTGTCGGTGAGGACATCGCTGATGGTCTTGGCATCCACAAGGCTGGGGGTGGCCGGGCGGCTGATCTCGACTTCAACCTCGTCGCCGGTGGGGCCGAGATTGACGGTGCCGAAGTCGACGCTGGGGGTGACAGCGGTGGCACCGGCGGCGGGCAGGGCGATGGTCTTGACGAGACTGAGGTCGCGAAGACGGCGCTGGGTGTTGGCAGTGGCTTGGCTCATGGTAGTGGAGTGGAGGGTTGAGAGCGGGTGCGGGGTCGGACCTCGCGGGTCTCATTCAGGGTGAAGCTTATTCGTTGGGGGCGGCGGCGATTTCGATGGCATCGTTGTCGGGGATGCAGTCGGTTTCGATGATGGGGATGCCATTGATCTCGGTAGGACGAGGAGCAATGAGGCCCTGGTTTTTGGGCGAGCCGGCGGCGCTGCCGAAGAGGGTGACAGTGCGGGTGTTCTGGAGCTGGGTGCAGCTCCGGCGGCTCATGAGGATGGCATCAGGTGCCCAGCCGACAGGGAAGTTGGCAAGAACGGTGTTGGCGAGCAGGTCGGTCATGCCTTTGCCAGCGTCGGCAGTGAGATTGGTAATGCGGCGCACGGCGTGGGGGCTGGCGATCTGAAGGCCGGCCATGCCTTCGAGGTCACTGACGTACACCTTGATTTTCTTGGTGGCATCGGTCGGGTCAATGATGGACTCGATGCGGAAGTCAGGCAGGGTGAATACTGAGCCTGTGCCGAATTCGAGCTGCACAGCAGTGGGGCCGAATTTGACGAAGTACACACTGGAGCCGGTGGTGGCAGTGGTGCCAAGGGCATCGGTGGTAATGTTGTACGTCTTGCCGGTGGCGGCATCGGTGTAGGTACCGCCCCACTGGGTGAAGTTCTTGAGGCCAGGGAAGCCTTTGCCATTGAGACCACGACCGCCATAGATCTGCTGCCCGATGGCAATCATGGCGGCGAGAGCGATGCCCGAGGACTCGAAGAGCTGATAGCCGGCGGCACCACCCCTTTTCCAGTTGTCCGCAAGGCGCGTGGGGACTTCGATGCGACCCCCGACAGGGAAGGTCTCGAAGCGCTCCAAACGGGTCTTGGAATTGGAGGGGGCAAAGCCACCGCCCATATCCGTGAAGCCAGCCGTGGGAAGGGCGTAGCGGATGAGCGTCTCGTAGCTGAGTTCACCCGCTCCGAGCTGCTCGGAGGGGAAAATCTTCAGCTCAGGGACGGCATTGATGTTCTCCTCAATAACCTGGCGCTCAACATCGCCGCAGTTGGCGCGGGCGAGATCAAGCATGGTGAGGCCGATGAGGGCACCAGCGGCGAGGGCACCGGTGCCGAAGAGGGAAGAGTGAGAGGCGAAGAGTGCAATGGGATCGAAGCCAGCCGGGGAGAACTGGGTGACCAGAAGGGCGGCGACGAAGGCGAAGAGAGCGAGGGCGAAGAGGCGTTTCATGAGGGGAAGAAGGGGAACGATTTCGGATTGCGGATTGCGGATTGGCGAACCGGGTTTAGCCGACGAGGGTTTTGTTTTTGGCGGTGAGCCTTTCGAGAGCTTTGGCCCTGGGGTCTTCTTTGCTGTCACCGCCGCCGTCAGCACCTTCAATGGCTTTGCCGGAATGGGTGGCACCGAGGACGCCAGCCTTGAGGAGGGCTTCGAGGGTTTCGATGCGGGCGATCAGGACGGCGGGGTCTTTGGCCTTGGCATCCGCTTCAGCCTTGAGCTTGTCGGCGGCGGCCTTGGCATCGGTGACGACCTTGGCTTCAGCTTCCATCTTGTCGATACGGGACTGAAGATCGGTGATGATCTTGGCATCTGCCTCTGCCTTGTCGGCAAGGGCCTTGTCGGCGATCACCTTGTCAGCGGCGATCTTGTCTTCGGCGGCCTTCTTGTCGGCAGCGGCTTTGATTTCTTCAGGGGTCATGGTGGCGTGAGGTGGAGTGGGTGGCTTGGATTCAGGATTCGTAGGGATGTCAAAGAGGGCGCTGGGCAGGACAGTGAAATGCCTGGCCCACGCCATGGTGAAGGCCTTGGCCTTAGTGCCTTTGGTGACGCTGTCGGCGAAGCCGGCATCGACGGCGTCTTGACCGAACAACCAGGTGCCCATGTCCGCCTTCATCATGTCGCGGATCTGGGTGTCGCTCTTGCCGGTGCGGCCGGTATAGAGTGAGACGATGCGATCCTCGTACTGGCGCATGCGCTTGGCGGCGGCATCCATGTCATCGGGGTTGCCCATGGCACCGCCAGAGACGCGATGGATCATGACGCGACCGTTCTCGGCGATGGTGATTGTCTTGGCGGCAAGCATCACCACGCTGGCCATGCTGGCGGCCATGCCGATGACGTTGGCGGTGATCTCCAGGCCGCTCGCGATCAAGGCATCATGCATGGTAAAGCCCTGGTCACAGGAGCCGCCTGGGCAGTCGATGTTGAGCTTGAGCTTCTTGGCAACGCCTTTGGCAAGGCTCAATTGCGCAACGAACTGCTTGGCGGAAACGCCATACGCGCCGATTTCGTCCATGAGGTCGATTTCGAGGGTGTCTGGGGCTTTGTTGGTGATCGTGAACCAGGTCTGCTTCGGCATGGACGATGCCGGGTGTCAAAGGCGGCCAGGGACCGTTTCAGGTGCAGGGTTCCCGGTTCCCAGTTCGCCGGCGCGGCCTGGCGCGGGGGAGATTGCGGGTAAACTGATTGAAGCGCTGCTGGCGAGCCTTGGGTGAATCCCGCTCTTTCCAGGGCTCGGGATTCAGGTAGGGCTGGTTGGAGGCATCACAAGAGAATTCCAGCCACTCAATCGGGCTAGGAGGCGGCGCGGGCGGTGGCTGTGGCTCAGAGTATACCAAGCGGAGACCAGGCGTGGTCATCTCCATGCAGGCGATGACACGCGCGGCGAGAATCAAACCAGCACCTGGCCCTATGATACAGAGACGATGATTCATGGATTGGGGTTTTGCTTTGGACGAATAATTTTTCGTCCAATCACTGGGTGAGCAGCGCGCGGAGCTGGTCGATGAGGTGACCGGCGGCGGTTTCATCTTTGCTGCCGCTGTCGGCGGGGCTGGGGCTGCCCTGCATGGCATTCGCGCCAAACAACCGACGCCAAAAATGCTCTGCCGGGAGCTTGAGGACATTGACCCAGCGGTCGAGGTTCTCGGCGATCTCCTCGTCGCACTGGACGGGCATCTCAGTGGGGTCTTCGCCGTTTTCCACCCACCACTCTTCGTCGGTCATCTTGCCCGCCTGCATGAGCTTGAGCAGCAGGTTGCCATCGCGAGCCTTGTCGACGGTGATGTTCTTGGGGCCGCGCCAGGTGACAGTGTTCCAGCCGACCAGACCGGCGGGCGGAGCAAGCGGTTCCACGAGCGGGAAGGCCTGGGGATAGAGATAGGCGAGAATGCCAGTGCCGATCACATCCTCCCAGTCTGGCTGGCACATGTCGTTGATCATCATGCGCTGGACACGCTCAGAGAAACGACCGCCCATCTCAAGGGTGGCACGAACGGAGGCGCCGCCCTGGCCAGCCCAGCCGAGCGCAAGCTGGACGGGCATGCCAAAACCGGCCGCCACACCATTGAAGATGTAGTTTGCCAGCTCGATGACATTGACGACCTGGCGGCCCTGGCCAAACCAGTTCAAATTCTCCCCGGCCTTGAACAGGGGGACCATGGAGCCGTTCAAATTAAGGTATGTGACACCGTCTTTGGACTTCTTCGGGGCTGAGCCGCCGCCTTCGCCGGGCCTCAATGCCATGGCGGCAAGCATGCCATCCATGCCGCCAGGAGGCGCACCGGTGGGCGTGGTGATGCTGGCGATGAGGGCGGCATTCAACTTGTGCGCGATGAGCTCAAAGACTTTGATGTCCATGGCATCAATCATGTCGTTCATGCCGCAGTAACCCCAGGGCAGGCCACGGTTGCGGGTGGCCCGGCGCTTCTCGTACACATGCAGCATCTGGGCGGCAGGAATCTCCTGGAAGGTCATGACGCTGTTAGCGAGAGGCGCGGTGCCCTGCAACTGCCGCAAGAGAACGCGGTAGATGAGCGGCTTCATGGCGGGATCGAGCAGGATGCCATCGACCCAGTTGAATGCGAGGTTGTTGGTGCTGGGGCCGTAGCCGCCGACCAGGCCGTTGCCGATCTGCTCGGTGCTAAACATCTGCCTCTGCCGCCTGCCTGTGCCATCCGAGCACTTGTAGGGGAATATCTCGCCATCGACCATCACCTGCTCGCACACGAGGGCCTGCAAGCCGCCGTAATCGAGCTTGCCAGCGACATCCATGCCCTTGCCCTGGGTGGCACGCTTCCAATAGGCGAGCGCGTTGCGGTTGTAGGTCTTGTCGTCACTCTTCGGCATGGGCTTCAACCCCCAGCCAATGCTGGAATCCACAGCGGCAGTGACGATGGCGCGGTAGAAGGGCAGATTGTCGAACAGGGAGCGCGACTTCTTGACGACCTCACGCCTGGCACCGGGAGTGAGGTCGCGATGGGAGTCAATATTGCGGCCGGCAGTGGAGGTGCGGACACCGGAATCATTGGCGGCATCGAGTGTGGTACCACCACTGGCGTAGGACTGGCCAGGGTGGCGACCTTCGTCCCACGAAGACTGCGGCGATGGGAGAAGGGAGACGGAAGGGGGGCGTAAAGCTGCTTCGGCTCGCGCCCAGGTGTCACGGATGGCCATGGTGTATTAGTGCGGGATGTTGCCAAACTGGATGGTGAGCCAGCCGGGGGCGCGCGGATTGAAGGTGCAGTCCTGCTCGTGTTTGAGATCGCGAATGAGCCATTCGAGGGCTTCGGATCGTTCCAGGGCGGTGCTGCCACGGAAAACAAGACCGGTGGAACCACCCTCGAAGTTGTCTTGATTGACCTGGGAGTCGCCAGTGTCTTCCGTGGTGGCGTGGCCCAAGAAGAAGGGCATCAGATAGGTGATCTGATCGGACGGCTGCAAGCCCTTGGTGCCATCGGTGACGAGGGCGTTCTGCTCGGAGAGCAGGCGGTAGATGCGCTTGAGGGTCTGGATGTCGGCCATTGGCTCCCGCCGGTGTCAAACACCGGCACTGGAGAGCCTGGGGCGGATCACAGGGCGCGCCAGGACGGGCGAGGATGGCGCACAGGAGGCGCTACGGGCGGCGGCGTGATCCAGTACACGTAAGCCGCGCGCAAGACGAGGGCGATGAGGATGAGGTGCCCCAGGCGCATTTTAGAGCTGTTGAACGGAGGCTTCCGCGCGGGCGTTGGTAAGCCTCACGAGCTCATCGTAATCATGTTCCATCGCCTGGCGTTCAAGCTCCGAGGCCTCGGCATGAAGAAGGGTTTGAATCAATTCCTCGTATGTGAAAGCACCCGCCACACAGTCGAGACCGGCTTTGCGCTTCTCGTTCCAGAGAAAGTGGAGCGCGGCGCGGATCTTATCGAGGCTGTGATCGGTGTTGGGTGTGCCAAACAACGCGCGGTTGGATTCATCAATGTCCTTCATTTGTCGTGCCCTCGGTTTTGGGTGCTTCTTTGGCCTTGGCCCAGCGCTTGTTGACGGCAGCGCGCATGGTCTCGGAGTCGCGGGCCTTGGCTTTGCCGGTGCCTGCCTTGCCGCCTTTACTGCCGATCTGCTGGAGGTACTTCTTCACTGGGTCCGATGTCGAGCTGGGCTTCTTCTTGGGAGGCATCGGCGACGGTAACGAGACACAACGGGTTGTATAGATCGGACTTAAGGCCAAGATCGCGGGCGAATTCCTGGACTTTGAGGAGCTTTTCTTGCGGTGTCATAGGGCATTGATACACAAGCGGCTTGGCTATAGCAAGCCCTGATCACGGAGGCGCTTGAGGGCCGTGAGCATGGGCTTGGCCTTGAGAAAGGCCACAAGGTTCATCTTCATCATGTCGCCCCAGTCGTTCTTGCCCTTGGGCTCGCCCCACACCATGTGGTACTCGTGGTTGCGGATGATGGGGATGCGGCGCTCCTGGCACAGCTCCTGGAGGAAGCTGGGATCAACGCCTTCGTACAAATGCAGCAGCGGGGCCACGGTGGGCTCGCCTTTGTGGCGCTTCACAATGAGCTGCGCGCGCTGTTCGATGGCTTCCTCATAGAGCAGCGTCTTGAAGGCGTCGTCCTTGAAGACGATGACAGGCACGGGACGCTGATCGGCGGTGTAGAAGGTCTCTTCCTTCATCATGTCGGCACCTGCTGACGCGGCCCCACGGCATGGATAGAAGCGCATGAAGGACTGCCCTCCGAGCTCGAACTGGGTGGAGAGACAAAACGCGCGGATGGTGAAGGTGTTGTAGCCCTCATCAATACAGCCAGTCATGACGACGGGGTTGGTGCGGCGCTCAACCGGGATGTCTCCCCAGTCATCAACCATCACGGGTGTGTCCGCGTAGGCGACCACGTCGCGCTCGCTGATGGTCTGCTGGTAATCAATGAGCCAGCCTTCATTGCGCTCCAGTGACCAGGCGACACGGCCAGCCTTGTAGACATCGGCCTGGCGGTCGCTCGCGAGGGTGATGATGTCGGGGTAAAACGGGCAATGGCCGGCCTTGTAGCTGCCAATCATGGCGGTGAGGTGCTGTTCTTCGACCTGGACGGCCTTGCGACGCACAGGCAGGCCGAAATGGGAGCGGCGCATGTTGTCGAGCTTGTCGGAGTCGCCCTGGGCTTCGAGCCATTTGACCGCCAGAACGCCCCACGCGACCGTTGGGAAGGTGCTGTAGAGGTCGGAGACGTGGACGCTGGCACGGCGTGGCTTGGGCTTGTGCTTGTCCTGCCCCATGTTCGTCCTGCGCCACTCGCGATGGCGGATCATTTCGGGCTTGTGATGCTCGTAAATAGGCTGTTTGCAGGCCTCGCATTCGAGGAAGGTCTCGCGCAAGACGCGCTCGTGATCCCAGGCACCATCGGTCTTGCAGTGCTCGAAGCGCATGTGCTCCCAAGTGATGGTCTGCATGTGGCCGCAGCCCTCATGCGGACAGGGCACAAAGCAATGATGCCGCGTGCCTGTTAGATAATTCTGATTGATGAAGCTGTCCCACTGGTCAGGCTTGCTGAGGGCCATGAAGAAGCTGTCGGTGAAGACGCGCTTCAATCGGTCGGCGATGAGGAGGGCGGGATGTGACTCGGTGCGCGCCTCGGACATCTTGAAGGTGTCGGTCTCGTCGACGATGGCGAGGCCCACGGACTTGTTGGCATTGGCTCCGACGCTGCCAGCGCCACCCAGATAGATGGTCTGGTGCTTGAGCGACATGGTGAGGTTCGTCATGTCATCCTTGTCGGCGGTGATGTTGGCCGCGGCGGCGAGACAGGCCTCCAGCATGGGCTGGAGGCGCTCGGTGCTGATGCGGCGCACCTCCGGGACGCTGTCGATGGCGTAGATGATGTTGCGCTGGTAGTGCGCGACGTAGAAGCAGATGAGGATGAGGGCCGCGAGGGTGAAGCCGCTCTGGCTGGACTTCATGACGAAGAGCTCATCGAACTCGGGATCGAGAAAGAAGTCGAAGACGATCAGCGGCAGCGGATTGAGCTCGGGATCGTACTGGCCGGAGAACTCGGCGCTCTCTTTGGTGCTCAACCGGATCTGTTCGCGCGCCCAATCCTGGATGAGGCCCTTGAAACGGGCTCTAAAGGCGTCGCTGAAGAGGTCGTCGAACTCGTCATCGAGGCTCATGAGGCCGTTGGCGAGGGCGATGATCTCGGGGCTGGGCTTGAATTGGGCGCTCATGATGACAGTGTGAGACGCTCTTTGAACTGCCAGGCGTCCTGTTTGAGCTGGGTGAAGAGGCCATCGAGCTCATCATTCATGCTGGCGATGAGACTGCGGATAGTCTCAGGGGGCAGCGCGAGCTTGGACGCGGCGCGCAGAGGGATGGAGCGCACGCCCTGATGCAGCGAGGCCAGGCGCACGCCAAACTTCTGCATCATGATGCGGCGAGGCACCATGTCGCCCTGCTTGGAGAGGAGATCATGCTCGTCGTTCTTGGCCTTGCGGTACTCGCTGAGGGCGGCGTTGACTGAGGTCTCGCATTGCTTGATGCGGCCGGTTTCATCAGGGGTCTCGCGGGCCTTGCGAAGCTGCGCCTGGCTGTACTGCAGATTCTCTGCGGCGATGGCGACGGCGAGGCCGTAGCCGAAGTCTTCGACGATGGGCACGGGAGCCCACGGCGTGGCTGCGGGCGGTGGCGCTGAGGTTTGACCAGGCGCGGTGGCTGGAGAGGCACCTGGGGCGGCCTGAGCGGGGCCAGTGAAGCGCAGGAGGAAGTCAGGGACCTTGCGTTGCTTGACGCGGGCGTACCACGCGGCCATCTGGGACGGTGTATCAAGGGGCGGCCAGACGGGCTCTCCCGGCTGTTGGCGGCCATCACGCACCCAGTTCTTTACTGACTTGGCAGTGACCCCATAAATCTCCCCGTAGCGCTCCATGGTCTGCGGGTAGTGGTTGCTCGTGGCCCCTGGTGAGGCGCGGGCGACGGGCAGATGGGCGGTGATCTCGGCACGTTCCTCTTTGCTGAGACGGGAGCCTTTGGACCATCGGATAAGCAGGGCTCCAACGCGGGACTTGGCCAGCTCCTCGCTGCCGAGGGTGTGGGCGGCGTGCGCGGCGATGCCATCGCGCTGGGCCGGGCTCAGAGTGCCGCCGTCGCTGACTTTCTTGACGACGTTGCGGTCGTCGGCCGCAAGGATCTTCTCTGCCAGATCTGGACTGATGGCGGCCATGCTAGTGGGCGAGTGAGGTTAGCCAGGCGCGGTGCCACGCGGCGAGTTCGGGGTCGTTGAAAATCACGAGCTGCTCGGTGTTGTCGGAGCTCCTGAGGTTCGCGCTGCCTTCGAAGACGAAGTGATCGCCGGCGGGCGTCTCGATGCAGATGATCTTGGCATGGCACCGGCGCACCAGGATGGTGGCGATGCCATCGAGCGTGGCTGCGACCTCGCGCCAGGTGGTCGTCTTGTCGACCTGGGCGAAGTAATGGCTGCAAATGATTGTTATGCCGCCGATTTGATCGCAGGCGCGAAGCCTGGCGAGGGTCTGGGCATTGGCGGTGCTGAGACCGAGGGTGGCAATGAGGAGGTCGGCACAACGCCCGCGATCCGCGATGATGGCGGGGATGATATCGCACAAAACGAAGTCGCCACGAAGGGCGCAGTGTGTGTGGGAGCCAGGCGCGGGCAGATGATCGAGGATGATCTTCGCGTTGTCGGGCGAGATGAGCCTGCGGATGCCACGGCGCGAGGTGCGGTCCTGCGCGGCCACCTTGTGGAAGCGCGAGACGGAAAGCGCGAACGCGGGACCGGCATCGGAGCGGTCCAGTCGCTCGATTTCGGCCCCCAGGTCGGTGTTGAGCTGGATGTCAGATAGATCCATGCAGCCTGGTGATGCTCAGGCCGTAGGCGGCCATTCTCTCAAGGATTACAGCGCAGTACTTGGGATCGAGTTCGGTGGCCACGCAGATCCGGCCGGTCTGCTGGCAGGCGGCGAGTGTGGTGCCGCTGCCACCGAACAGTTCCAGCACGGTGTCGCCCTTGCGTGAGGAGCTCCATACCTGCCTGGCCACGAGCGGCAGCGGTTTGATGGTGGGATGCAGGCCGTTGCCGGCGCTGCGAGCGATCCGTACCACGGTGGAGTCGCGGTCGTTGCGCATTTCGTTGATGATGGCCATCAGCTCGGGCTTGGAAAGCTTGCGCAGATCGCGCTCGTCGTCGATCACAGTGGACTGGCTGAAGCCGCCCTGCCAGTAGTGCGCCGCGCCTGGCTTCCACCCGCAGAGAATGGGCTCGTGTTGCCACTGGTAGTCTTGACGGCCAAGCGTCCAGGCGCTCTTGACCCAGATGAGACACTGTTTCACATCGAGACCGGCGTCACGTGCTGCCTGGCGAGTCTCAATGCTATAGATCTCGGCATGGGCGATGTAGAAGGCCCCGCCTGGCTTCAAGAACCGCGCGCCAGCAGCGATCCACTGGCGCAGCATGGCCGCGTACTTGGCGGGCGACATGTTGTCGTTAAGGATGCCCTGGGGGACGATGTGGGAACCCTGGCCACGGTCGCTCTGGACGTCGTTGCGGTGCTGAACGAGGGACTGGTAGTCAACATTGTAGGGCGGATCGGTCCACATGAGGTCCGCCAGGCTGTCGCCCAGCAGCATGCGCCAGTGTTCAGGCACTTCGCAGGCTCCGCAGAGGAGCCGATGGTCGCCAATCTGGTACAGATCGCCGGGCTCTACCTTCCATTTGAGCTGGAGTTCATCGGCCTTGGAGAGCAGTTCGACGGCTTGATCGGTGTCATCAGTGACCTCTGGAGCCTCCAGGAGTGCCATCATGGCCTTCTCATCAAGGCCTGCGAGGGCGGAATCGACGCCAGCAGCGTCCAATGAGCGTGCCAGCGCAGCCAATATCTCGTCTTCGAACTCTCCGAGCAGGGTGTTCGCTGCGACCAGGCGTGCGAGGTGCAGCTCTTCAGTGTAGTCGACGACCACGACGTCGGCCTCGGTGTACCCCATGGCGCACATCACCTTGAGCCGCAGATGGCCGGAGACGAGCATGCCGTTGCGGCTATTCACGACCAAGGGGTCGAAGTAGTCGTTGTCGAGCGAGCGTTCGAGGATCAGCCACGCGGCGGAACCTGGCTTCGGGTGCTTGCGCGGGTTGCGCGGATGGGGTTTCAGCTCAGCGAGCTGGTAACGCTGGACGTTGAGGGCGGCAATGCGTGGGGGAATCACAAACAGCCGCGCGGTGTCAAAGCAGGGAACTTAACTTTTTGAACGGCTCGCGCAAATGTTGGGCGGGGGACGTAACACCCGAATGGGTGCCCCTGGGGGCTAAAAGATTCCTTATGCCGGGGGTGGGCGTTGCGGTGGTGTAACGCATTTTCAAGAGCGTTCCCCGTTGGGGCCTTTTTGGAGTCAATGCAGCACTATAGCCTAAAACCATCAATACCATCTACCACCCCCTACTATCCTTGATAAATCAAGGGCTCCAGCTCCGCAGAGGTTTGAATTCTCTGCCGGTGGTAGTAGAGGGTTGATTGATTCGCAGCCCAGGACTGCGCAGTTTCGTTCCCTTTCGGTAGGAGGTCTGCGGAGGTCGGGACGTCGGTACTCAGGAGGTAATCCTTTTTGGGGGAGCGGGGGAAACTGAGCCCCGAGCCTTATCGTGGCCGCTGTGCGGCGGTGCTCCGCGCCGGCAGTGTAGGGCTCAGGCTGCGGTGGTATGCGAGGGTGCGGCCGTTCGTGGATGCAGCGCCGTGGCCACCCCTTATCGTGCCGCTATCGCGGCCAGGCTCCGCCCTGGTACGGTTGGGCTCAGGCTTCAGTGGTAGGCCGTGCCGCGCTCGCTGCGCAGATCCAGCGTGGCGGCCGCCGGCACAGATCCCCTACTCCACGCGCGCCAGCTCCACGTTCATGCCGCGCGTTGTCGTGCGGTCGCCAAACCTGTAGAGGAAGCCGTCGTCACCCTTGATGTCGAGACCCAGCATGCGCTTACGGAAGAGCTTGGCGAAGCCGGAGTTGATCCGGCCGTCAGTCCACCTGGCCGCCTGCTCTTCTTTCTCCGCATCGTTGGGTGAAGAATTTTTCAACTCACCGTCATCATCGCGCCCAGGCACCAGGTCCCACTCGTGACGCTTGTCCTTTTTGAGCGCCTCCAGAACCTCCGCAGTGGTGCCCAGGATGTCTTCGAACAGCATGTGACGCCGTGCCGCTGACACCAGGTCTTTCATGCCCAGGCTCGCGGTCGTCTTGCCCTTGCTCGTGATGTTCTCAGTGATCAATGCCTTGATCAGGATCATTGCGTCGCGAGTCACCCGGTCGCCAGAGTCAGGCGCGTCAAATTCGGCCAGGCAGTCACCGAAGCCCATGCTCTGCACCACGCCGGCGACGATGCGCGACCAGGCGTCGAAGCCATCGAGCAGCTTGCCCTTGGGCCCAGGCCGGCCAGTCTCGTTCCAGGCACGCAGCAGCGCCCACATCGAGGCCAGCATCATGCTGCGGTTGCCCTCATCGAGCAGCCATTCGTTCGTCAGCATCACTGTGTCTGCCGGCAGTTCGCGGTGCTTCGCCTGCTGCCGCATGAACAGGTCCACCACGACAAAGCGGCGCATCAAGTCAGGACTGACTTCCACCCGGTTGCCCGAGATCATCGTCAGCGCATACAGCGCCCCGCTGAACATCTTGTTGCCTCCCATCTTACGACACTTCCACAGCGTGGCCGTGATCCATGCCTCCAGCGTTGGACTCGACAAAAACGCAGGCTTGCCTTTCGGTCCCTTCACGTTGTCGAGGAAGATGTACGGCGCGAAGATCTGCGCGAGGGAATCGAGCTCCTTGTCCAACTCATCCTTGTCGGGATTGTATTTCGAAGGTCCCACGTCGCCCCACACGGGCACCAGCGCCAGCTTCAGCGACTGCGTCTTGCCAGAGCCTTCCAGGTTCGCGTTCCACAGGAAGCCTGGTGGACGCGCGCCGCGAGGCAGCATCTGCGCGCAGAACACCGTGAACTGCGCCGCCACCTGCGCAGCTCTCGACCGTGGCAGAGCGGAGGTTTCACGGTCGGCATAAGGCATGTACTTCAACGGCGCGCACATGAACTTGAACGCGATCTCTTCATTCAAATCCTCAGGGTAATCCAAACCGCCCACAAGCGTCAGCGTCTGCGTCTCCGCGTCATAACCCTGCTGGAGCAGTTCCATCTTGCCACGGCCCTCGTCATCGAGCGCGCGACGAAACACCGGCATCTTCACCGGGTTGATACGCTCCACCACAGGCAGCTTCGCTCGCAGGTGCTCGCTTGCGATGATGATCTTCGCCAAGGTCAGCCCCATGGTCGTCTTGATTGGCTTATCACTAGGCTGCGGTTCGCGCTTCACGAACGGCAGCATGAAATCCGCAATCCAGGTGCAGAACCACTCGGGTGTCATCGGCTTCGATTCTCCCGTGCCGGGATGAATCACCACCAGGTCGCCACCTCGCAAATACAGCCCCGAGTCGCGCACGATGGAGCCGATCAACCGCGCCTGGTCATCCGCCGGCATGTTCAAATTCAGCGCCGGGATCGAGAACGCCACTTCATCAGGCGGTGGCAAGCCCTGCGCCTGGTACTGCGGCCGCAAGCGCTCCGCCATCTGCGTCGCCTTGTCAGGAGCCTTTGGCTGCACGCCAGGCTTCGCAGGCTCTCCCGCAGCCTTGACGACACCTTCGTCCACCCCGGAGGGCGGCTCTTCGTCGCTGGGGTTTTGAGGTTTATCGGGCATTCACGATCTCCCCGATTGGTGGTGTCATGTCATCCGCGTCGGGGCGAAAGTAGAGCAGCTCCTGGAGCCGTGGCGTGTCGAACTTCTGATAGCTGCCATCCTTGTTGCTCTTGCCTTGCCGTAGACAGCCAGGCAGACGCGTCAAACGCACCGCCGTCAGCGTTTTGAAGTCCGCGCCCGCCTGTGTCAGCAGCGGTGCTACGACCGCCTTGATGCGGTCCCACTCCGGCTTGCTGGCCGCGTCCACACGCACCAGCGCATGTGCCGACTTCCCGCCGCTCGTGTAGATTGCCACGATCCGCAGCGGCAGTTGTGCCAGGTAGTTCAACCACAGATCCTCCGGCGCGTCATCGCTTTCCAGCACCATGTAGCGCCAACTCGTTACCGAGGGCTCAGATCTACGCGAGTAGTCCGCGCTCCCCTGCTTCAAGTACCACTGGCCATCAATCGGCTGATTCAAAAACCACACGCCCTCACGCGCCGTTTTCGGCAGGCTCGATGCCACCGCCTTCACCTCGCGACGATCCCCCAGGTGATAACCGCCCTTACCACGCCACCAGATGAATTGCCCCTGCGAAGCGAACACCGTGAACACCAGCACCTTCTCCCCTTCGGGATACAAGGCATCCAGGAACTGCTCAGAGGTCACCCGCGTCGGGTCCACCGATGACCGCGCACGAAGCCATGCGCGGTCCACCTTCCACTCAGGCTTCTGGCAGGCCCGCAATTTGGCCAGGTCGAAGTCGTTCTTCTTCTTGCGGTCCAGCACCGGCTTGCGCGAGACACCGTGATCCCACTCCGATCCACGCGCCGGCTCCTGGCCGTGCTCAGCGAACCAGATCGCGCGCCGCCAGCGCTTGTTGAATTCCTGCACGGCCACCTCGCACGAGTTGTGCATGCAAGTCCCCGTTGGTACGCCTTCCAGAAAGACCTTGAAGTCCTTCCGGCCGCCCTTCGAGCTGTGCAGTGATGCCCCTGGACAAGGTGCAAAGCACCCGTCATCCAAAGACGCCACCTGCAACAGCTCACAGGCAATCCTCTCCCTTGCAACGTAGTCGTCTGGTTGGCTCAT